GCCTTGCCAGTATCGAAGCGCAACTCAACGTCCGTCGAGCCCGTCGAAGAGCCTTCGGTGACCTTCATGGGTCCCTGATCCTGGGCGCCGCGGTTCAAGCCGATGTAGATGCTGGCCATGGTGTCCTCTTACTTCGTCAGCCCGCCATAGCCGCCGTTGGCCATGCCGATAATGTTGTCGAACGCCCGCTGTAGCTGCTGGACGCGGGTGATGTTGGCGGTGTTGACCGTCACAATGACATCCGCCGTCGTCGCAATCGAGGTGTTGTAGTTGGTGAAGTCAGTGCTCGGCGCCAGGGCCAACGGCGAAAGGGCGGCCATATTCGTTGAAGCTGTCGCAATGAGCGCCGATAGTGTGCCGGCGGAAGCCGAGCCCGTAGCTGTTCCGATGGTGGTAATCAGCGCCGCAACCTGAGACACCATGCTGCCGACGTTGGCTGCGAGTGTGGTGCTGTCCGAGTTGACCGTAGCAACGTCAGTGCCGACAAGCGCGATCGCCGTATTCATGGCGGTAGTGTCTGTGGAGGCAGCGGTGATGGCTACCAGGAAGGCTGCAATCTCGGTCGTGCCAAGAGCGCAAAGAGTTTCGAGCGTTGCCGCCGCCGCCGAGCCCGTGCCGGTGCTGATGGTCGCCACCAGTGAAGCTGCCTGAGCGTAGACACTGCCCAACTGGCCGGAGACGACCGTGCCGCTGGTGCCAGCAAGCGCGAGGTCAGCGGTGACTACCGTGCCCATCGTCTTCAGCGCGGAAGCAATCTGGAAGGGGACTGTCTCCTGCGACAGGTCAGTCGGCGTAGCCCCTGTGTTAGTGGGAGGATACGTCTTCGGCCCGGCTTTGATGGTATATGTTACCAGCGACACTTAGATGGTCCATTCAACGCTGCCGTAGATGACGCCCGTGCCGGTGGTGATGGCGGTCGTGTTGACCGTCGCCACGAAGTCGAAGTATCCGCCGGGGTCGGTCGCCAGAGCCAGCATCTGCCACAGGGGCTCTTGATACAGGTTGTAGGCCGTGTTGCCGGTCGCATTCAGCGCCCCACCGTCAGTCGCACCCGCGAGCGCCACTGCCGAGGCAATGGAGAACTCTGCCGCCACGAAGGCCGCCGAGATGGCTTTCGGAGCGCCGTTGGAGTTCTGGTTGCTGGCCGCGGTGCCGTCCTTCAGCGAGGTCGAGTAATACCATCCGAGTTCCACTGCACCGGCGCCCTGCGCCTGCGAAGCGAACTGAATGCGTTTCACGATGGCGGTTGATGGCACGCGGCAAAGCTGGTAGGTCGTGGTGGTTGCGTCGTTAGCAAGTGCCGTCACGAAACCGTCCACATGGCGGAGGAGCCCCGGCCCGCCCACACCTGGATTTGGTTCCAGGATGGGGGTGGCGTCGTAGTTGGTAACCGCCGTCGCCTTGAGGTGAGAAGTCTGGGTCATAGAAGAGAACCTTCAGGGTTACGGGGTGATGTCGGCGCCGGTCGCGTCGTTCGCCAGGATTTGGATAACCTTGCCGGGTTGCAGGCGGGTCGCGCCATACATCGCCATGGTGTAAAGCTGGTAAGGCTGGCTCGACAGGTCCTCACGGATTGACACCCGGTTGGTCAGGTCACGCCACATGCCGAGATACATTCCGGACTTCACGAACGCGAAGCAGTAGCGGTCGCTGGAGGTCACGGTCAGGCGCTCGGTCACGACGATGTCGAAGCCAAGGAACCGCTTCACGCGTCCGTCGACCAGTGGCGGGCGCTCATTGAACTCGGTGGACACAACCTCGACCTGGTTCAGAAGGTCGGCGTGCTGCTGGGAACCGATGACCAGAGTGGCCGGGTCCTGGTCCAGATTGACGTGGTTGTGCATGAAGATGCGCTGCGTCTCGATCAGCTTCGCGATCGTCATGCCGGTGGTGGCCGACGCGCCGAAGTCATGAGCGACGTTGTAGGCGCTGGAGAAACTGGCCCAGGTCTCGCTGCCCAGGTTGCCGATATCGACACCGGTGGTGGCCGTGCCGAGTGCGGCGGAGATGATTTCGTCATCCCAGGCGCGGCCGGTCGCCATCGCGGCGTTCTCGACATACATGGATTTCGGGTCCACAATCGTCTCAAGCTCGTCAAAGCTGTCGATCAACTGCGGGATGTCGCCTTCGCGGGGGAATACCCACCGGCGGACGAAGCTCGCGTCCACTCGCCCGATCGGGGCGAAGCGGCCCGCGGGGGCCTTCATCTGGATGGCGCCGATCTGGTTGACGGGCGATGCCATCTTACCGACGTGGAAGCCTTCCTTCACCTTCCCGCGAAGCAAGCTGCCCATCTGCTGGAGCAGCAGTTCGAGGTTGGTGGAGAATTGCTCAGTGAACAGTTCGTAAAGATTGGCGGACATCCGCTATTCCTCGGCCAAGGTTTATGGTGGGGAGAACACCAAGCGTCCCTGGCGGCCTTAGACCCCGGTGCTCCCTTTCAGGAGTAGGTCTTTCCCTACTCACCAGTATAAGCTACCGGTGAGTATTATTCAAGAGATGACATCCCAGGATTTCGCGGCGCCGCTCACGCTTGGGGCCATGCCGTCCACTTTTCGTTCATGATGGCCGATCAGTTCCAACTGCTCGCGAATGATATTGGCCAGCCGGTGGGACAGGCTTTCGAGCCCGCCCTCCAGATACACCAGAATTGGGGGCGACGAGCCGGAACCCGCGCCGGGAACAGTAACGCATCTCATCTGCTTTCTCCTTAACGGGCAAACCGGGCCGGTCGCGCACTCTCATCAATTGGCCCCAGTTTCATCCGGGACAAGGCATCCAGTTCACGCTTGGCTCCGACATCGCCGGCCAGATACTTCTTCACCCAGCCGTCATCCTTCTTCAGGTCGGCCAATCGGGCCACCGCCTGCTCCTGGGTCATCGGGCCTGGATTGCCGCCTGGGTCAGCGCCGACGAACCTGCTCTCGCCCAACTCTGATCCTACCCGGCGCAGCATCTCCAGGACTTTGCCGTGGCCGACCTGGTCGCCCAGCGCGTTCGCTTCGTCAGCAGTGAAGCCCAGCTTCTGAGCGGCCTGTCGTGCCACGAACATATTCGCTTCGGCATTCTGGCCCCAGCTTTGGCGCAAGGCCATCATCTCGCCCTGGGTTTTCGCGGTCCTGTCCGCATTGGTGGCCGAAGCCACGCCGTCTGTCAGGCCCTGCACTTGCTTCACGATCTCGGTCGCCGCGTCCTTGGAGATGCCGAGCTTGAGGAACGATGCGGCCAGAGTTCCGGTCATGGCGCCATCGACGGCAGTGCCGTCCGCGCGCTTCACGCTGGAGAAGTCGTATCCGGTAGCGTCGATTGGGGCTCCGAGCTTCTGATGAAATGCGCGGGTCGCAGCTTCATCTCCCGGCGCAGGCATCCGCAGGAGCCGATCGGCCGGCACCCCAGTAAGAGTAAGGTGGGCTTGCTCGGCGGCTTTCCAGGCTTTTGTCGCCTCAGAAGCCACGGTCGCCGGGTTGGTAACATCCCAGCCTTTGTTCTGCCAGTGGCCCAGAGTTTCCTGGTCAACTTTACCAGAATACCAAGCAGTAGCCCCAGGGTCAGCACCACCAGGGTCAGAGCCCCCGCCAGCACCACCGCTTCCTCCTTCAGCATCAAACGTCCTCCGGTCACGAATAAGCATCAGTTCTCTCCGTTATCGGGCACGTCGGCCCGGCCAACCATCGGAATTAGCTGCTCCGCTGGCGTGTTGATATATCGCTGGATGCGTAGCCACACTTCCCGCCGCCCCTCCAGCAAGGCGTGGGTCCGGGGGTCGGGATGCCATGTTGGCTCCGTCGCTCGGCAAAACTTCGCTAAGTCAGCTAATACCGCGTCCGGAATAGTGCAATAGGCTTTCTTCTTCTGCTGGAAGAAGCCGAGCGCCGTGCCCCAGGGAACTGCTCGCATCATTGCTGGGTCAGGGGCTGCGTAGGCTGCTGGCCCTGCTCAGGGCTGGGCTGCTGCGGCGCCTGCTGCGGATTGTTCTTCTGCGCTACCGCCTGGGCCTTCATCATGGCCGCCTGGGCCGGCATCGCCTGAAGCTTCTGCTGGCGATCCTGGGAAGCCTGGAATTGCTTCATCTTGGCCGCAATCTCGTCTGGGCCGGCCATCCAGCTTTCAGGGACGGATTGGATTTCGGCAATTGCCGGTATGGCCGTCGTGAAGTTGAACGGGAACAGGAGGGTGGGGTCCTGGGTGATGCTGACCAGTTCCTTGACAGTTTCGACCGTCCGCATAAAACCCGCTGCCTGCTGCGCTCGCATAGCACGCGCCAGCGGTGAGGTGTAAACCACATCGTATTCTCCCTTCGCTTCCTTCAGCCGCGGCGGCATCGGGGGCAGTTTACGCTGCCGGGAGAGAATGTCAAGCTCGCGGTGTATCATCGGCCCCAGATATTCGGACTGCTGGCGCCCAAGCGTCGGCGCGAGGAGGATACCCTTCTCGTTCGTGCGCTCAATGACCTGCGTAGCCGTCATTTGTGGGCTTTCGGTCAAAATCTGGAAAAGCGTCACCAAAAACGCGTCATTGATGAGACTTTTCTCCTCCGCCATCATCTCTTTGGTGATTTGGATGTTCCCGGAGGGTAAAACGCCGACCAGCATCTTGCCGTCCGCCGTCATGCCGCCTTTGTTGAGCGCGCCGGGGCGCATGGAGAAGTCTACCACGCCGTCGTCGGCCGTCAGCAACACGGGGTCCGCTGCGCGGTGGCCCTGCTTGAGGAAAACGCGCTTTTCGGCGTTCAGAGTTTTAAGAGCCGGCAAGACCATTTGAGC